CCACTTCCCCCACTTCTTACTGTAGCAGCAACAGCAACTCCACTTGAAATCGTAATATCAGCAGTAGCATTAATACCATTTCCAGTAATAGAAGTTAATGCAATACCAGTATATGTAAAGTTTGAAGATGATGGTGTGTAACCAACTCCAGCATTTGTAATTGTCAGATCTGATGTTACAGAACCAGCAAATGCTACAAGTGTTCCATTGGCACCATTACTTAATTGTTTAACAGTATTACCAACTACTAATCCAGCATCTTGTACAGTAGTTCCAATTCCGATTGTTATTTTTCTTGAATTTATAGAAATACCATTTGGATCAATTTTAGCAAGAGAACTTGGAAGATCTGGATTAAAGAATTGTACCGCTCCAGTTTGTTTGAAGTTTGCAATTAAAATATCAAACTTAAGATCTTCATATTGACTTGGAGTCCAAACAGACGCATTTTGAGACTTAAACAACGAACCAAGGAGAGGTTGTTCAGTAACAAGTATTTGTCCTGCTTCTTGTTGAGATGATCTTACATCTGCTTCTCCAAATCTACTAATCCATACTCTATATTCTGTAGACTGAGAAAGAAGAACCATTGCATATTCTGTTGCTCCATTTAGATATACAGGAGAATCTAAAGTCACAGTTGTAGCTAAAGAACCATCCTCACTTATATTAACATCTTTTGGATCAATACTTACTCTTGAGAAAGGAAGAACCTTCTCAGTTGGAGTACCAAGATTTACTTCTCTTAATTCAAAAAGAACTGGAATATTTTCATCTTTTGATTGGAAATAGATATTTACTTTCGTTACAAACACACCAGTTTGATAATCAACATAAAATGTTTGTGCAAGAGGATCTCTTCTATTATCTCGATTAACTTGTGTTACATTAGTAACATTTGTTACTTCTGTTACATTAGTTACTTCAGTTACATTAGTAATAAATTCATTTGTAATAAATTCATTAGTAATAAATTCATTTGTGATAAACTCTTGAGTAATATTTGTAATATCTTGTTCAATATTAGTTACAACATCAAATCCACTTTCAACAGAAACACTATTTGATGTTACAGTATCACCAATTTGTCTAGTTTGACTTACGTCTCTTCTTGAAACAACAGCATTTCTAACAGAAAGAGTTTGTTCTTGAGTTGTATCAACATCACCTTGAGAATAAAATGTTGTTTCCCCTGCCGTAGTTGTAGAACCAGAAATTGTACTATTAATTGAACTACTGGTCAATCTAAATCTAGATCTTCCTGTTTCAAACACTGGATTAGATGTATTTGAACCATCAGGAACTCTAAAAGATGCCTGTAAAGTACCAACTCTATCGGTAATTAATCTGACATTAGTAACTCTTGCTTGAGCACCACTACTACTACCAGTCAAAATCATTCCTGTAGAAATGTATCCACTATACTGTGGAAAATCTTCAGAAGAAAGACTAAAAGTATCTACGTTAAGTAATGATGAAGACTCTGAATATACTGATGCTACATTTGTATCCCTGTTATAAGGATTACTATCATAAAAATCTGTAGGATTATTGTATGGACCATACTTATGATTAAGATTTGCAACTCTAAAATCTATTGATGGAACTGCTGATGAACTTGTATTTTGAGAACCACCATTATTCATTCTTCCTCTAATATTCTCACCTACGACAAATGATCCATGAATCATTTGTATCTCAATTAATTTAGGTACGACAAATTTATTTACATCAACTTCATCAAAGAAGGAATATACTCTGGTAAATGGTTTAAATCTTGTAGCAGTAACTTCAATATTACGAGATCTCATGAAGTTGATGATATCTCTTCTAACAACTCTATCTCCTAAAGATTCAGTTTCAATAACTTCATTTACATTAAACTGAGTACCTGTTCTTTGTTGATCTAGAGTTGTACCTCCTGTTGCATTAATGTTATTAACAATTGAATCACTTGCATCAACAATTTGATTAATACCAATATCAGCACCACGCAAAAGATTATCAACTACACCATTTGAAATTGTATCTGAAGCTCCTTGTAAAAATTCTTGTTGATTTGATAAAGATAAATCTACATTTACTCCTACAGTTTCCCAAGAATTCCAAATTACTGGACTTACTCCAACTCTTGATCCATCCTCTGTAGTAATTACTTCAGCACCTAGTGCCTGAGCAACTCCTTGGAATGATCCTTCCATCATCACATTGTTAAGTTCCAATCTATTAACATCAATCCAAACATCAACTTCTGGAGTTAACTTAATATTTCCTTCCCAAAATTGAACCAAAAATGGAGTTACATTTTCAATTCTTGTTGCATAAGGTTGATTTAACCATACTTCATCAACATAATCAAGTGTTAAAACTCTACCAGTTTTTCTTACATTTGATCCAACAACTGGTGCAAATTCAGAATCTTGATTGGTATTAGAAGTTGTTCCAATTCCACTAATTGTGGTTGTTCCAAGTTGAAGATTTAGTGCTGTAGTATAGTGAGAAGGTCTTAAAATACCATTTCTTGTATCTATACTATTTCTGATACCAATTGTAGTATCTTGAGGTTCAAGACTTGTAAAATTATCTACAAAAATACCAGACTTAAATCTATTATTTCCATCAGCATCTTCAACAAAAAGATTCAAAGTGTTTTGTTCAAGTTGATTTAAAGAAGTATAGTACTCAAGATTTTTAATTCTTTGCTCAAGTTTTGCAATATCAGTCATCTGATATCGTTTATGTTCTACAAAATTTATTTTTGCATCTGAAGTATTATACAAATATGCAGGTAAGAATACATTTGCAATGTTCATTGACCCACTGATACTATCAGGTAGTCTTGGTTGATCATCTGGAGTACCATATACAATACTAAATGAACCGTCTTTGTCAATATAAATTCTATCAGCTCTAGGAAGATAGTATTGATATCCAAGTGATATAGACTCATCAGATGCAATAATGTGTTTTGAACTTTGTTGATTACCCTCTGAAGAATCTGCAAAACTTCTACCATCAAACTCAAAAGGAGATCTTGCACCCTCAACTACTTGATAATCAACAACTCTTGGTCTCGCATCAATTAAATCAGTATTTCTATGTCCATCTACAGTTGATATTTCTTTCCCATAATTGAAATTTACATAAGAATTAGTTGTAGTAATATCACCTCCATCTGATGTAGAATAATTTGCAGTAGAATAATAAACTCTTAGTTTTCTTGAAGGAATACCAGAACTTTCCTTTCTTATTATTCTTGAATAATCATAAAAACCACCTTTTTGTCCATTTGAAAATTTAAAATTCTTTGTTACATTTTTAGAACCAAGACTTACATCTGCAGCAATTGCATTAACATTAGATCTTTCAAAAGAAACAATTTCTCCATTTTGAAAAGTAACATTATTTAAATAAACATAATTTATACCACCATCATTTATTTTTTCCAAATAAACAGCTTTAGCTCCAGAAACTTGACCAGTTAATGTCTCTCCAACAATTAAATCATTAGTGGTTTTTGTAATACCATCCATCTGAGAAGTGGTCATACTTGGACATACTGGATTAGTTATGTCATTAGATTCAAATATACCATAAATTTTAATCACATCTGGTGTATTAAGTGATATAATTTCATCTTGTACTCTTGTACCAAATGGATAGTTTCCATAAATCAAACCATCATTTAAAGTTGTACTTCCAATTCCAGAAGCCGAAGTATTTGATTTATCAATAATAATACTATTAGAAACAGATTTTAATTTTACTTTTGATTTAATATTATTTTTTCTTAGTGTAGTGATAAGTTTTGAATTAGTGTCATTTGATCCCAATCCATTAATTTGAAGGGTTGTTGAACCATTTGTAAGACTAAATCTATCTTCCGTTAATACTTCTGTAGTTCCGTCTGATCTTATCAATGTATATCTTTCTTCATCAAATGGTAAGAATACTTCATTATCACTTGCATTAATTGCAGGAGTAGATCCATTAGTAATGTTAGTAGTAAACTGTCTTCTAATAACTAATTCAGAATTGGTGAGATTTACCGAAGCAATATTTTTCTTTGGAAATGCACTGTAAAGAGATTCATTGCTAGTAATATTACCAGATCCAACATTGCTTTGAATTCTTGTACTAATTATTTGTAAATTAGATATATTTTCAGTAGTCGATGGAAGACCTCCATCAGCTACACCACTCACAGTAGTAATTCCTGTTATAGTAAAGTTTGTTCTACCTACTCCAGTAACTCTTGCAAATGATGTTGTGTCAAAAGATGGCCTTGAGAATCTGACAAGATTACCTACAGTAACAATACCGACGAATGAAAATCCAGGATTTACTGGAATTGAAATTCTAGAAGAATTAGCTACTTGAGGTGATAATGATGCATTTCCAATATTATATGTTGGAGATTGAATTGTATCGGCAGTGAAGGTTGCAGCACTTCCTACAATACCAAAAACAGACTTAACATCAGAAATAGAATAGTTTTTAGAATCTGTTACAAATCTTGAATCGTCAAGAACACCATTAAAAATAAGTCTTTCACCTCTAAAAAAGTCTCCATTTACACCATAAGCAGTTAATGCTGTTCCTGCAGAAACCGAAGATTTTAAATAACCAGTAGCACCACTCGATTCTCCTTTAATATAAACCGATGTATTTAATGTAACTGGTTCATTTAAAGAGATATCAGTATAAGTTTGTATATCAAACAATGATAAATCCCAAACATTTAAATTGGGAAAATTAGTGTCATAAGATCCAGATTCAAGAGCAAAATCGTATATTCTTGCTATTCCAACTTCCTTTCCAGGTGCTACTTCTTGATCAGAACCCACTCTTTCATTTCTAAGACTTAGAGTATTTGTAGTATTGATTCCGATAGTTGGTGAACCATAAACTCTATTAACACTCAATGTCGGTCCAAAACCAAAATTAATAGCTTGATTTTTTATATCTTTAACAGTTCTTGGTTTCTTAAAATCTAATAATGTGGGAGATATAGTTTCTACCTCATATCCTTTAACATATGCCTTACCTGGAGAAATTTTATATACACCTAAACTATCAGAAGGAGTATTACCTTGACTTGTAACCTGATCTTTTGTAAATAACCCGCGATTTCCTTCACCATCATTTAAACTATTTTTAACAGTTGTTACAAATTCTTTTACATAATAATGACCAGATTCATCATAAGTTCTTCTAGCAAATTCATCTCCAATAAAATTATAATCAGTATTTGTATTGACAGCTCTTAAAGTTCCGTTATTTACCTCAGCAAGTTGAACAAAATTTGCTTCATCATAACTTCCTACTGGCTTTTTTGATAAAATCGGAGTTATTTTTAATCTATCTGCACCTGGAGCGGTAAAATTATTGAATCCTTGTGCGTTATCATTAAGAGAAGGATCAACATCCGATGAAATAATTTCTTCTATAACATCAAGTCCCACTCTATAAGATGGAGTATTTGAATATTGGCCAAGAATGAGTGTTTGAGTTACAACATCAACAAAATAACCTCTCAAAAAATAAACTCCTTGAGAAATATTAAAAGAAGAACCTATTGCTGGTGCATTTTGAGGAATTGTTGTTGCAAAACCCTCTCCAGATGAGATAAAAGTAGATGCATAAGTTATATTTGTATTTGTAAGTAATATTTCTCCACTCAAAAATGTACTTATTTCATCATCATTTGAACTTGAGTTCTCATAGTTCAAATAAAGTGTATATACTCCTCTCTCAGATTCTTCATTTGTAATATAAGTTACAACTTTTGCTGTAACACCAGATGTCTGTCCTGTAATTAAAGTACCAACAAGTTGATCAAGATAAATTCCTACTGGAACTCCTAAAAATTCAGGTTCAATCTGAATACAATAAAAATTTTGTATATATGTAAGATCTCCAGGAATAACTTTTGCACCTTCTTTAAAGAAATGACTACCCATATCTTCAATTTGATTTTGAAGTATGGATTGTAATCCTGTTAATTCTCTTGCCTGAACAGGAAATCCAGGTTTAAATAAAACTTTGTAATAATTTTGTTGCGGATCAAAATCATCAAAGTAAGGTGCAACATTGAGATTAGTTTCCTGTGGCATATCTTTTAAAATTGCAAGATGACTTTAATATCTTCTTTCTGTGAAGAAGATCTAGTGACAGAAGGTCTATTATCAACATATATAATGTCACCAGAATATTTTTGTGATTCTGGGTTAGAAATACCTTTTGTAAATTCTTGACCCAAATAATATGTCCTACTATTTATTGTGGTAGAAACACCAGAAAAACTTACATCTATATTTAATGTGTTTCCAGTTGTTGGTACAATACTTACATTTCCTCCAAAAGTAGGATCTGCGGTAAATTTTAACTGTTCAAATCCATAAGTTGGAGACGTATTCTTTGTCCCATCTGTATTAAATCCTGCAGTACGTCTGTCTTGCCAATATTTAAGAACACCTGTTTGTGGGTCATATGAAACAACTTTACCTACAGCTGTTGAACCCAAACCAACAGTTTGAGTTATAAAAGAGTCTGCCGTGAATGAAGCTTCACTATATCCAGTACCAGTTAATTTAAGAGCATAAACAGCACTTGCCTTATCTCTCGTAAGATTTGATGATGATCCATAATTTGATGGATTTTTTACAATTCCAACTTGAGAAAATTGATTACCAGTAATAAAATCTGGATTCTGTGTATCATTTTCAAATCTTGCATATGATAAAACGTTATAAGCTCCAAGTTCCCTATAAATATCAGAACCATGTCCTCCTGGAGGAGGAATAATAACATCAAAAACTGGATCAATAGTACCAGAAGGTACACCTCCAGTCTTTAAATCTAAAGTGCCAAAAGAATAACCATTTCCACCTCTTGAAATGGTTACAGATTCCACTTTAGCATCATTATTAATCACAACTGTTGCCTCAGCACCTCTCCCATCACCTAAAATAGGAACTCTAGTATAAGTTACATTTGCAGTTCCAATACCAACACCTCTATTTTTAATAGTAACGATTTTTATTTGTCCACTCGTAGAAGCATTTTCTCTAACCGCACTATAAGAGGAATTAGTTTCCCAATCTGATGGTACAGGAATATAATTTGTAGAATCAAATTTAATGATTTGATTTGGTTTTATAGTATACAAATACTTCCAAATATAACCATCACCACTACTCCCTGCTTCTCTAGGTTCTAAATCCGTGAAATTTGGTTCATCTAAAGATGGACCACCTCTAAAACTATTTTCTGGATTTGCATTATTATAGAGACAGATATAAACTTTATATTCACTATTCATTACATAAAAATTTGAATCATAGATATCAAATGATCCAGAAGGAAGTGAAGGATTATCTCTATCAATGTCATTTCTCCACATATCATATGTGGTTCCTGATTGCCAAATAACTTTTCTTATGACCTGACTTACATCCCCTGAATTGATTTTTTTCAAAGCAATCATAGTATCCCAATAATAATTGGAATCATCTAAATTATCTTTTGGTGCTGGAGGATCAGCATTCCAATTACTTTGAAATTCATTTGAATCTGGTAATCCAATCCAAGCATAATATGAATTTGATGAATCTTGAACAGATCCTACAAAATTTTTAGCATTTAATATACGAAGTTGATCAGTAATTATCGCTGCCATTTTTAAAGTTCTTTTTCTTATTTATCGTAAAAATATTAAATTGTATGTTTTATTTATCTTCATAAAGTATAATTATTAAATCTAAGTGGTCTAAATCTAGAAATAAGTGGAGAAGAAGATAAGTTTGGATAATCTTTTGGATAAAATACTAAAGCGTTTGATATATTTCTATTAAGAAATTGTATTTTACCCCAAGTATATTCACCATATATTCTTTCATTAAAAAATGTAC